TAAGAACTTCTGCCTTCCTACGCATTTTATAATCTTCATAGGAAGTTCCAATATCAGCTGTATCAAATTTTATATTATTTCCTGATAATCTACCTTCTAATGTAGTAATTGGCACTCTAACCGCTGTAGAATTTCCGGTTGTTCTAAGTTTAATAAGCCCCAAATAAGCTTCATCTGAAGTACAATTTAAATTGGTTGCAATAACTGATTGAGTAATTTGTGTTGTCATTATATTATATAACAATACAAATTTATTTACATTTTGTTACGGACAATATTGTCTCCTTCGAATAATTCATTTCGAATTTCATCGATGGTTGCATTCACGCCAAGATTCTTTTCTTGAGTATTCATGTTTTCAATCGAGACAAGTTCGCCATGTTCATTGATCGTCTGAGTTAACTTATTACCAGTGATTGTGGCCTTCTCTACGTTCTCTTGAATTGCATTCATCTTAGCCTCCTTTACGCGGTTCTGGAATGTATTCTTAGCTGCCTCTTCATTCTTATTCTTTTCATGCATGAGTTCGTTGAGTTCTTTCTCAAGATATTCAACCCGACCAGTCTTGTATGCCTCTGGATGAAATGGAACCCATACTCCAACAGGTCCGACGTAAACATCATGATTTGGGTCGGCCTCTCGTAACATCTTGCATCGAAGTTCGGCCTCTCCTTGTGTTGGAAAAACACCGCGAACCTTAATACCACGAACCGATGTCTGGAACGAATGATCCTTATTATATTGTTCTTCTAATGCTTGTTCCTTTGCATCAAGAAAATTTTTGTAATCATCGGAGAGATTCTTGGTAAGAGATTCTCGCTCAGATTCTACAAACAGCTTCATTTGTTCGTGAAGTTCGTCAGACTTAATATTGTATTTATAAGAAATGAAGTTTAGAAACTGAGTAAATTTATCCATCGATTTAATGAAATCATAATTTTCTACGAACTTACCGAAGAAATAAAGATCCTTATTTTTAATTTCCTTTTCTGGCGAAACAAAAGAAAGACATACGAACTTCTGTTCTGCGATCGGCTTATCTTCATCTAACAAATCAACAAGTTTAGACATTTTATTTATAATATTAGGGATAATCCTTTTATATTTTTTTCTGCCTATTATTATATAATGTACATCAATTTCCGAGAAGTTCTTAAACGCGCAATTAAATATCTTGTAGAAGGCCTTATGGTAGCAATTTGTGCATTTGCCATACCTAAGAAGTCTCTTGATATTGAAGAAATTGCAATTCTTGCATTAGTTGCGGCGGCCACCTTTAGTATCCTTGATACTTATATTCCAACAATGGGACAAGGTGTAAGAACTGGTGCAAGTTTTGGCCTGGGCGCAAATTTAGTTGGATTCCCTGGAGGTTTATAAACCTATAACAGTAATAAAAATTGATTGATATTTTTATAAAATAATATGATTATAAAAATATGACAAAACCACAAAGATACGATATTAATTATCTAACTCAATATTGTTCGGATAATTCAATTGTATTATTAGAACAATATACCAATACAAATAGATCAACAAAAATTAAAGGGAATTGTATTCATTGCCCAAAAACATTTGATAAATCATTTCGTGCAATGGTTGAAATGGGAGCATTATGTAAAGAATGTGCTATTAAAAATGGAGTTGAAAAGACTAAGAAAATATTTATTAAAAATTATGGCTGTGAACATCCATTACAAAATAAAGAGATTATGGAAAAGGTAAAAAAGACAAATATAGAAAAATATGGTTGTGAAAATCCATTTCAAAATGAAGAGATTAAACAAAGAATAAAAGATTCAAATATGGAAAAATATGGAGTAGAATACACATTACAAGTTAAAGAAATAAGAGAAAAAGGAAAGAAAACAAATTTAGAAAAATATGGATGTGAAAATCCATTTCAAAATGAAGAGATTAAACAAAGAATAAAAGATTCAAATATGGAAAAATATGGCGTAGAACATACATTACAAGTTAAAGAATTTAGAGAAAAGGGAAAAATAACGATGATAGAGAAATATGGAGGAGATTGTCCTGCACATAGTAAACAATTAAGAGAAAAAGCAGAAGAAACAAATATAGAAAAATATGGTTGTAGAAATCCATTTCAATCCGAAAAATGTAAACAAAAAATAAGAGAAACAAATATGGAAAAATACGGCGTAGAATACCCAAACCAAAATCCAATAATTATGGATAAGAATTCTAAAAAATTATTTCGCATAAAAACTTATACTCTTCCTTCAGGAAAAGATATCCATTATCAAGGATACGAACATTTCGCTTTCAATGATCTCCTCAAAGAAATTACAGAGGATGATTTGGTCAATGGAACCAAAAATGTACCTGAAATTTGGTATGAAGACACAGAAGGGAAACGCCACCGTCATTATGTAGATATATTTATTCCAAGTCAGAACAAATGTATCGAGGTAAAATCCACATGGACACTTAATCTGAAAAAGGATAATATATTCGAAAAACAAAAATACGCAAAAGAACAAGGATATAATTATGAAATTTGGGTTTATAATAAAGATGGAGAACGTGTTGAGTGTTTTAGTTAGTTTAAAAATATTATCATTTTTAACAACTATATTTATAATGTGTTTTTATGAAACTCCAGAAGAAAAATATAATAGACAAGTCACTAAATTATGTATGAGTTTACATATACATAATGCAGTAAATATTTTTACACAAACCTTTCCAGGTCATAAATTAATACTTGATATTAGAGGTGTGAATAAAGATCTATATAAGCAAATGTATAAAACATACTGTAAAGAATTTGTCGGCGACTATGGGTCTAATTCCTGTTCTGTTTTATTTATACATGATGGAGTTGTAGTTGAAATTACTACTAAATGAATCATTTGAAATAACATAAGCAAGTATCCATCCAAGCATACCGTAAAACTGATCGCCAAGACTATTTAATTTTGAATCCGCCTTTTCTTTCCCTCCAGGCCAATATGGAAACTCATTTATGATTTTCATAGCAAATTGTGTATTTTCTACCAATTCATATATCATATGTAATACAAACCATACTACAAATGATAGGTTCCAAAAATAAGCAATAATTCCTACGGCAAAATGTAATAATGAATATTTATCACTGAAACTTGTTCCCATTTATAAAGTAGGAATATAATCCCATTGCAAATCCATACATATCTTTTTCCAAATTTCATCTTGTTCTACCTTTTTCTGATCTTTCAACATTGGAAAATGTTCTAAATATTGTCTCTCTCCTAATAGCTCACACAGTTTATAAAGCGTATAGTAATAATTTAAAAAGTTAACACGGTCATTTGGACAATATTTCGCATAAGGTATTTGAATGTCCATAAAAAGATTGCATAGACGATCTTCAAGCTGGGGTGTCATGACCGGTGGCTTGATTCCAAGTTTGTCTTTAATAAATGGTATATGCTCATAATACTTATTGTAGCCAAGTTTTTTTAGAATCTCCTTTGTCTTTTTATTTGTGAGTTGGTCAGAACTAATACGTTCCTTCTTGACTTGATTTGCAATGCGCTCAATGATTTCTTGTGGAATGTCGGTAGATTCTTTTGCTTGAAACTGAGACAAAATTTCTCTGAAATGATTGATACGTTTGTAGGCATAAAAGGAAATTTCTTTAGGGGGTTCTTTGTAAGATGGTTTATCATTATCTACCAAATACTTATAGTTTGTAAAACAATGATTGCAGATAATAATACCATCGTGATTTACTTTAATAAGCTCGCCCTGATTACATGATTGACAAATGGATTTGTTGTAGGAATAATTATTTAAGTTAATATTGTCGAAACTGTTTTTTTCAATATAGTCTTGTATACATTTGTTCATTGTTTCCATAGGCTTTTCTTCTTCTATGTCAACAATTCTGAAAAAGGTGTTGATCTTCTTTTTAGGATTATTATTTTTGTCGATGTTTTGTTTAGACTCAAAATATTCAAATAGATATTTAGAATTATCCAAAAAATAACGGTTACGTTCATCGTGTATTTGTTTTACTTTCTTTTGTAATTGTTCTATCTTTAGATTTATATCATCTTCGTTCTCTTTCGTTTTTGATTGATTTAATTCATCTATTTTAAGATTTAGTTTAGGAATAACCACTTCAAATTTGTTATGAAAGTATTTTAATTTTTTATTATATAACATATCCAATGTTGCATCTGGTTTTACGTTCATGATTTACATGTAATAGTATCATTTATTTAAATTATATTTAGAGAAATTGTGAAATAAGTTAAATCCGTATTTTTTTTTCTTTTCAAAGTATATAAAATGGGAGGTGGTCTTATGCAACTTGTAGCTTACGGCGCTCAGGACGTTTATCTTACTGGTAATCCACAGATTACTTTCTGGAAGGTGACATACCGTCGCCACACTAACTTCGCCATGGAGTCGATTGAGCAGACTTTCAACGGCCAGTCTGACTTTGGTCGCAGAGTCACCTGCACTATCTCCAGAAATGGTGATCTTGCTTACCGCACCTACCTTCAGGTTACTCTCCCAGAGATTAACCAGAACATGGCCACAACCGGTGCTGATGTCTATGCCCGCTGGCTTGACTTCCCTGGCCATCAGCTCATCGACGATGTTGAGCTTGAGATCGGTGGTCAGCGCATCGACAAGCAGTACGGTGACTGGATGCACATCTGGACTCAGCTCACCATGGACAAGAATCGCGAGGCAGGTTACCTTAAGATGATTGGCCAGACCACTCAGCTCACTTACCTCACTGACCCAGCATTCGCCCCAGTTGATGGCCCATGCGACTCCTCGGCTCCTCGCCAGGTCTGCGCTCCTCGCAATGCTCTCCCAGAGACTACTCTCTACATTCCACTCCAGTTCTGGTTCTGCAACAACCCAGGCCTTGCTCTTCCACTCATTGCCCTTCAGTATCACGAGGTCAAGATCAACATTGATCTCCGCGCTATTGATGAGTGTCTCTGGGCTGTATCGAGCCTCACCTCCACCTCCGGTGACCAAAAGGTTACCCAGGCATACGCTCAGTCTCTCGTCTCTGCTTCGCTCTACGTAGACTACATCTACCTCGACACTGATGAGCGCAGACGCTTCGCCCAGAATCCTCATGAGTACCTCATTGAGCAGCTCCAATACACCGGTGCTGAGTCTGTTGGTTCGTCCTCCAACAAGATCCGCCTCAACTTCAACCACCCATGCAAGGAGCTCGTCTGGGTTGTCCAGCCAGACTGCAACGTCGACTACTGCTCCTCTACCCAGGGTGGCACTGTCCTCTACAATGCTCTCGGTGCTCAGGCATTCAACTACTCTGACTCCATTGATGCTCTTCCAAACACCATCACTGCCTTCGGTGCTCAGTCCGCCGTAAACGGAACCAACGGTTTCATCAATGCTTCGGGTCTCTTCGAGACTGCTGGCACTGTTGGCCTCAGTGTTCCACTCACTGGTCTCAGCCAGGGTGGCGCTTTCCAGTGGGAGGGCAACAACAGCGGTGCTACCTCCTCGGTATCCGATGCAGGCACCTTCGTTCTTGCTGAGACCGCTCTTAACATGCACTGCTGGGGTGAGAACCCAGTCGTCACTGCCAAGCTCCAGCTCAACGGCCAGGATCGCTTCTCTGAGCGCGAGGGCACCTACTTCGATCAGGTCCAGCCATGGCAACACCACAGCCGATCCCCAGACACTGGTATCAACGTTTACTCGTTCGCTCTTCAGCCAGAGCAGCACCAGCCATCGGGCACCTGCAACTTCTCCCGCATTGACAATGCTACTCTTCAGCTTGTTCTCTCGAATGCTACCGTCGAGGGTACTAACACTGCTAAGGTCCGTGTCTATGCTCGCAATTACAATGTCCTCCGTATTATGAGTGGCATGGGTGGGTTAGCGTACTCTAATTAGTGTATGGGATGGGTACATACGGTGACATACGTAAGTATTTAAAAACATCTTCAGGGACATACAAAAATAAAAATAATAACAAATAATATATTATTATTTTTAAATAAATTTATCAACTGGAAGATGCCTTACTTTCACGATATGCCTTCATTTTCTCTGCATTTAATTTTTTATAGCCTTCATCACCTAGTTTCTCTCGTTGTCTCTCTCTTTGCCTTTGTTTTTTAAGTCTATTTAATTCTCGTAGATGTTCTTCTCGTGACATTTTTGTATTGTTATTTAATTCTTGTGGTTGTGTTTCCTTGATAATAATATTTTCATGTTTATTAGGTTCATTCTTATTATCTTCTTGTTTCACAATAGATTCCTTTATTTCTTCTGTTGGATTTGCTAACACATCATTTGTTACTTCTAATGATTTTTCGGATATTTCATTTTTAATTATTACATTTTCTGTAACTACATTTTCAAGTGTATCTTCTTTCAATACTTCATCCTCAAATTTTCTATATTCATCTTCATCTGGTATATCACACATAGGATCATACTCTTCTACTGTAATTTCTCCATTAATTTTATAATTAAATATTTTTACACATTTATTCATAAAATCTTCATAAACATATTCTTTTTTCATAAAATTACATGTTCCACAACAAGATTTTACATTGTTTTCCAAGTATCCTTTGTCATTATCAAACCGATCTAAACCGTTATTATGATATTCATCTACCTCATGTCCACAAATATAGCAAGGTTTTAATATTTCCTTCATGAAATATTCTTTTGATAATTTGAACTCTAAATCTCTATCAACTGCACCTTGAATATATCTATTATAAGATGGTAATGTTTTATTATTTAATAATAATTCATAACATAATTTACCATTTCCTTTTTTATTATAGGTTACAATATGTTCTACAATATTAAGGAAAAGGTTAACATTTATATTTTTCTTCATTTCATTACACATTCTACAACAACTAACACAATTTTCAGGGACATAACCTTTTTTAGGATCTACTTTATCGATACCATTAAATCCAGTTTCCCGAATTGTTCCACAATAATTGCAAGGCAATACAACAATTGTTTTATATTTTGGATATGATAATTCAAATAATATATTATTACGAATACAATCTTTAATAGTATGAAGATAATTTACAGCCTTATCTTCTTTTGCTAATTCGACATTATCTAAAATAAATTTATCACCACATAATTCGTTAATATGTTTTACAAGAAATTTTATCCAATATCCAATAAACTTATCCATATTTTCTAGTCTCCATTTACGTTTAACCTCCTTCCTCTCTGGTTTTTGTGCATTTACTCTTGCTAATTCTTTTACATGTTCCTTGTCTCTGCGTTGATCTTCTCGTGCAAATGAAACACGACAAGAACTACATGTCTTAGTAATACCCTTTAATCCAATATACATTGACTCTGGTTGACTTTTACAGCAAACCGTACATGTTAACATTCCTTCTTCCTTGGGTGCTTTAGCTGCTGCACCTCGACGTTTATGATCTTTATCTCGTTCAGCCTGTAGACAATCACTACAACCTGAATATTTATAATCTTTATCTAATTCAGCACGACATCCTCGAATATAATTTTTACATGGTTTCATATCTTTTTCTTTCAGTTCTTCAACAAAGAAATCTGCTTGATGTTTACCACAATATTTATTTTCATTTGATTTTTTGAATTTACAACCTTCCTTGGCACATTTCACGGCCTCTTTTTTCGCAAGTTCTCGATTTGCCTTTCCACGTTCACGACATTTTTCACATGACTTATATCCATTTAAATAATACATTTTATCACACCCAACACATAACTCTAAATTATCCATCATATCGTTAGTATAATCTACCATATACTGATGATTCTTACAGAACTGAGTATCACCCACTCGGTGGAAAACACAAGGTTCCTTTTTGTAACTTTTTGCAATACACTTTGTCATTTTTTATAAAGAACACACCAATAAAAAATCATCTTCAATTTTTTATTCCATTTCCCCAATAAGTTTTCGAAGTTCATCATCCATGTCTCGAACAACAGGTTTGATAGAAACAATTCCATTCTCTTTCATTGCCTTTTCAAGAATTGCATAGGGAGACAATCCATTATATTCTTTTGCCAAATTATAACGTAAATTCATCACATGAAAATTATCAAATTTATAAAAAGCATCAAGATAAGATCCAACTAAAACTTCTTCCATAATAAAGCCTTTATTATCGGATTTTTCATAGAAATCGTTACTCATATAAAACCAATAAATTTCTTCCATAAGTTCCTTAGGTAATACTAATCCTTCGTGTTGGTATATTTTAATTTTCATTTTATTCTGTTTGAATACCTTTATCAAGTGATGATCTTTCATGATTTGCGGATCCCATCCGGTAGTATGTTTTTCATAATCATCATAAAATTCTTGGATTTCCTTTTCAGTATATCGGTTTGATATCTTTTTATATTTATGTATAAATTCAATGTCATTCATAGATACCTTTTTAATGAACATTTCATTACTGGCTACCAACCAAAAATAGTCATAATTAATATTATTGTCAATGGTATACTTTACATTCAACATATGCTGATTAAATAGATTCATGTGTCCCCACATTTTTTCATCAGAATCGCGGACAGTAACTATTCTCAGGTTTTCCTTTATTTTTTTATTGGATTTTATAGTGGATGTAAACCCATTCACCAATGCATCTGATATCGAGACAAGTAAAATAATATTGAAATTTTCATGGAAATATTTTTGAATATTCAAAATAAGATCATAAACACAAACATCGCATTCATGACAAGTTAAACTAAATACAATCGTTGGTTTATTCTCAGATAATTCAAAATTCTCAATTCTCTTATTGAAAAAATAAAATAGCATCAAAAATAAAATCAATAAAATAATGTATTTCATTTAATTAATTGAAATATATTATTTTTATACTATATTCAATGTATATTTATTAGTTCTATACATTAAAAGATAAATAGTTAAGGATCGTCCTTGATAATATTGTTTTTGTATTCGTCAATGTGTGCATAAGCGTCTTCCATGTTATATACAAATTTTAATGGTTTTTTTGTTCGATAGAAACGTTTCACAAGACCAAACAATACATCAATAATAGACCCTTCTTTGGTATAAATAGAACTTGCAATTAATCTCTCCTCGAGTAATGGAGAATAACTTTCGAGTAACTTAACGAATTCTTGAATTTGTGAAATAGGTATTAATCCAATATTTCTAACATCCATAACAAAACCAAATGTTCTGCTATCTAATTTTCGTTGGTCTAAATGAAACCGAATGTCTTCAATCGCAAATCTCCACTGTAAAGGGGTAGGAGTTTCCTTTTCAACCACGAGATTAAAAATAACAATATCTTTATATAAAACTTGCTGAATAGTAATGAATGGATCAATGCTCATTATCTTTTAATTAAATCAATTTGTTTAAGT